AACAACAGTGCAGCATATTGAAGTATATTCGCGCGACGGCATTCAGCGATATATACTATCTGGTGGAAAGCTTATCGCCGACAAGGACTTGCCGGAAATTGCTTATGCATCTGCAAAGGACGAGGATGGCAATGATGTGAAATTGTCCTGGGATAAAATTCCACTGGTAGCATTTAAGTATAACCAGCATGAAATCCCGTTAATTCGGCGTGTGATGAACCTGCAGGATGCACTCAATAATACAAGGTCTAACTGGAGTAACAGCATGAATGAGGATATTCGTGATACGATCCTAATTCTAAAAAATTATGAGGGTGAGGATATTGCGGATTTTCGGAAAAAGCTCATGCTGTATGGTGCGGTAAAGGTTACAGATGATGGCGGTGTAGATACGCTGCGTATTGAACGAGATTCTGAAAGTTACACTACATATCTCAAAGATACAAAGCGGGCCATTATTGAAAATGCCCGTGGTTTTGATGCAAAGGATGACCGTATGAGTCAGAATCCGAATGAGATGAATTTGCGGTCCATGTATTCTGATATTGATTTGGATGCGGATACGATAGAACTGCAATTTCAGGCTGCGTTTGACCAGTTGCTTTGGTTTGTTGATCAGTATCTTGCAACCGCCGGCCGTGGAGATTTTTTAAAAGAAGAGGTTACATTCACCTTTAACCGTAATATGATTGTGAATGATGCTGATACCATCAATAATATCAAAAATAGTATTGGTATTGTATCAAATGAAACGTTACTGGCACATCATCCCTATGTTTCAGATGTCCAAGCGGAACTTGACCGAAAGAAAAAGGAACAGGAACAAAGTCCAATGGCACAGATGGGGAACTATCCATCTATGAATGGAAGTGATGGAGAAGGCGGCAGTGCATCATGAAAACTGCTGATTATTGGAAAGAACGCTTTGAACAGCTGAATCAGTCGCTTTTAAATATGGGTGATCAATATTACTATAATGAGGTTGAGAAGCAGTTCCGACTTGCAGATCGTGAAATTGAAAAGGAAATATCAATGTGGTATAAGCGGCTGGCCGTGAACAATGATGTTTCTATGGCTGATGCTAAGAAGCTTCTCGTTGGCAAGGACTTACAAGAATTTCGTTGGAGCGTTGAGGATTATATCAAGCATGGTACAGAATATGGTATCAGCGGTAAATGGGCTAAGGAACTTGAAAACGCATCTGCACGGAAGCACATTACACAACTGGATGCTTTGAAGCTGCAGATGCAACAACAACTTGAGGTTTTGTATGGCAATCAGGTGGATGGTTTGGATAAACAGTTACAAGCTATCTACTCAGATGGATTTTATAAAACCGCTTATGAGATAGATAAGGGAATTGGTATTGGCAGCCAGCTCCAACAGCTGGATCAGGAACGCATAAAAAGTGTTATCTCAAAACCTTGGTGCAGCGATGGTAAAACTTTTTCTGACAGGCTTTGGCGAGATAAGGATACGTTGAACAGTACATTGCAGACTGAATTATCACAGGCATTCATTCGCAGTGATGGTCTTGATAAAATCGTTAAAAACGTAACACAGCGTATGGATGTTGCTACCTCTGCAGCAGCCCGTCTTGTAATGACAGAATCTGCTTTTTTTGCATCTGATGCACAGCGAGCCTGTTTTAGTGAGCTTGGTGTCAAAAAATATGAGTTTGTTGCAACGCTTGACGACCGCACGTCTGAAACATGTCAGGACATGGATAGCAAGATTTTTGCTGTAAGTGACTATGCACCGGGAACAAATGCACCACCAATGCATTGCTGGTGCCGGTCCTGCATTGTACCGCATTTTGGTGATGAAAAAGACTATGGCGGTATGCGAACCGCACGTGGTGAAGATGGTAAGACAAAACTCGTATCAGCGAAACTGTCTTATCCGGAGTGGAAGAAAAATTTTGTAAAGCCATCGGATAATCCTAAAAAAACAATATAATATGTTCAACAGGCAGCTTATTATAGGCTGTCTTTTATTATGCCAAAATTCGCCGTTTTGGTATCTCCGGCGCTAAACAAAGAGACAGTATGCGTGGAATGAACCACGGTAAAAAATGTATTGAAGGGAGAAAATATAATGACAAAAGAAGAACTGGTAAAACTGGGTTTGAGCGAAGAGCTTGCAACAAAGGCTGCCGCAGCCAGTGCAGAGGAATTTAAGGGGTATGTCACAAAGGACCGTTTTAACGAGGTTAACGAAACTAACAAATCGCTGAAAACGCAGGTGACAGACAGGGACAAACAGCTTGAAACGCTCAAAAAGGAAACTGGAGATGCAGAAGCGTTGAAAGCAAAAATCACAGAGCTGCAAGAAACCAATAAAACGGCCAAAGAAGCGCATGAAAAGCAGATTAAGCAGCTTCAATTGGATCATGCTGTAGAATCCGTGCTCACGGGTGCTAAAGCGAAAAATGTCAAGGCTGTACGAGCGTTGCTTGATCTCGATGATGTTGAAATTGATGATGATGGCAAGGTGAAAGGTCTGGACAAGCAGGTTAAAAAGCTTTCTGAAGGCGATGATACAAAATTCTTGTTTAATGTTTCAGCGGATCCGCAGCAGTCTAATAACGATGGTAAGCCGAAAACAAATCTTTTTGGCATGACTCCGGTAAGTCCGGACAAAGGCGGCGCTGGTGCTGAACAGTCGATCGGTGCGTCCTTTGCAGCTCGTTATAACTCTACGATTATGCCAGCTCAGACGGGTACTGCCAATAATGGCGGTACTCAGCAATAGAAAGGGGAATAAAGATTATGTCTTATATCAGAACGAAGGCGGCTTCTACGACCGCGAATTTTTTAGCTTCGGCAGTTGGTCTTATCCGAAAATCCTGCACAGTATCGGCGGCAGGTGTTACTGCTGATGAGTATGGGAACAAGTTCGTGCCTGCGGGTACAATTTGGCCTGCAAATGATGCCACCGCAGTTGGTATCCTGTTTGATGATGTCGATGTAACCGATGGTGACCACGCAGGCAGCATTATTGTTGCCGGGCGTATTTTACAAGATCGATTGCCAGTGGCACCAGATGAAAAAACGGCTCTTGCGCTGCTCACAGCATCAGGAATTACATTTGCAACGTCGGATGAAACAACTCGCGACTAAAAGAAAGGACGATGAAATATGGATATTTTAGAACTTATTAAACCGAAGGATCTGCTCGATTTTTCGCAGAGCTTTTCAGTTACAAGAAATTACCTGGGAGACAGGATCTTTCCTGATAATAAAACACCGAATCTTAATGCGGAGTTTTATCGTCTCTCAGATCAGCGTATGCTGCCAACGATGGCACTTGTGCATGCGTTTGACAGTGAAGCACATATCGGTACGCGCCCGACAGCAGAAAAAGTAAAGCTTGAAAAAATGTTTATCAAAGAAAAAATCAATCAGTCGGAACGTGTACAACTGTGGCAGGATAATGGGATATCAGCTGTAAACGACATTGTTAATTATATCTTCGATGATGTAGCGCGCCTTTCGGAATCCGTGAAAACGCGTACAGAAGTTATGAAGTGTGATCTTTTGCAGCAGGGCAGTATCAAAGTGAAAGAAAATAATATTTCCTTCACGGTAGACTATGGTGTGCCGTCGGTAAATAAAATAGCTTTTGACTGGTCTGCGGATACGGCGGATGTTATGGGAGATATTCAAACCATGATCGACACGGCAAAGGACTTAGGACAGAACATTGATACGGTTATTACAACGAGTAAGGTGCTCATTCGTATGCGTAAGAATAAGGGATTACAGACAGCTATTCTCGGCACGAACGGTCAGGGAACCTTTCTTTCACTGGCACAGCTTAACGCATTTCTGCAGGAAAATTACGGCTTTACGCTTACGACGTATGATGAACGTTACCAGTATGAAAAGAAAGATAAGACTCTGGTAGCAAAACGCTATATTGATGAAAATAAATTTATCGGTATTGCTACATTACCAAACAAGACGGCAGGTGTCGGGCTCTGGGGTGTGACTCCGGAAGAAAAAGCAGTTGCCCCTTGGACGGAAAAATCCGCAAAACAGTTTATTACATCCGTGATGTGGAATGAACCGGACCCAGTAGCAACCTGGACAAAAGCTGCAGGTCTTTTCATTCCGGTAATGCCGAATCCGAAAGGACTCTTTATCGGTACAATCAAGCTTACGGCGTAAGAGGTGAGTTGAATGGTGTTGGAGGTCGATAAATTAAAAAGTTTGCTTGGCATTGCTATTTCAGATATGACGCAAGACGTAAATCTTGCGTTTATTCTTGATGATGTTGAAGAGACTATCCTTAACTATTGCAATCTAAAGAAGCTACCATCCAGTCTCCTGCATACGGCTTACCGGATGGCGGTAGACCTTTACCGCAATGAAAATATTGGGGCAGAGGATATGGCGGCGGGTTTGATAACCTCAATTGAGGAAGGCGATACAACGGTGCAATTTTCAAAAAAAGTGGATGATAATTTTAAAGATACATTGCTCAAAAATTATATTCCGCAGTTGAACCGTTATAGAAAGCTGGTGTGGTGATGGTGAGTGTGATTGACAAGGCACGAAGACAGGCAAAAAAGGCACTGGAGATGCTTTATGAGGACACATGTATAATTTCCAGCTATGGAAAGAGAACCGATTCAAAGACCCATCTTACAAGTTCAGAGCCGGTTATAATTTGCAAGGATCAGCCGTGTAAACTTTCATTTAAAAGCCAGCCTGCAATCAGTGAATCCAGAACGGCAGATACTACATCACAGAGTATCTGCTTGTTTTTATCTCCGGATATTGCAGTTCCATCCGGATGCGAAATTTCTGTTACACACAAGGGTGTAACGACAACCTATAAAAACAGTGGAAAACCTGCTATCTATACCACACATCAGGAAATTAATCTTGATCTCAAGGCGGTGCATCCGTAATGCGTTCGGATTTTAGTTCTTTAAAAGATTTTGCGAAACGACTGAATGCTGCGGCGAATGGACAACAGAAACAGCAGTTTTATGAGGACTGTTGTAAAGAGCTGACCGCTAGATTTTTGCGGAAGGTTATCAAGCGTACACCAGTCGGAAAAGGACAATTCGAGGTAGAACGGGATGGAACAGGCAATCCCATTAAGCATCAAAGAGGGGTGAAGAAAGGGCAGGT